TGATGGCTTGTGAACCACCGGAGGAAAAAAAACGAGGTAGACGTCCTAAAAAATACGAAACACAGGAAGTAATCGAGCAAGACAACGAATTACCCGAAGGTAACCTATCTGATGATGAAAATGTTATAGTGCGTTTAAACGTAACAGAAGACTTTCGAGGATTATCGTCAGTTTGTATGGACGATGCTATCGAAGAAGAGCATCCATGTGCCTACAACTGTCACGATTACTCAACCTTACAAAATATCTCTGACAGTCAAGTTACCGATGGTATAAGTGAAACTTCAGTAGGTAGGGTAGCTTATCTACTAAAGGATTTTGAGGAGAAGAACAAAAACAAAGAGTGGCCTTTGAACACAAGCATAGCATGTTACTGGTGCTGTCATCACTTCAACACTCCACCATATGGGATACCTGTTGAGTATGTAAAAACAACCCAAAGTTCAAACGATTATTTCCGTGTCTTTGGGTGTTTTTGTAGCTTAGAATGTGCTACTGCCTACAACCTGAATAGTAATGAAAATCATGGGGAGATATGGGAGCGAAACAACTTGATAAACATGTTATCGCGTAAAATCGGATATAAAACGATAGTAAAACCTGCACCTAACCGCTTGTGCCTGAAGATGTTTGGAGGATATATGAGCATAGAGAAGTTTCGAAGCTTTTGCGATACAGGAAAATTGGTTCACATCAACTTTCCACCTATGATATCTATGACGCAACAAATTGAAGAAGTTAACGAGTACGAAGTGAACAGTGAGCTGAGATACATTCCAGTCGACAACGAGCGTGTAAGTCGCTACAAAGAAAAAATAATATTCAGACGACCTGTCAAGAGCAATCAAGAGAAGTCGCTTCTTGAACATGCTATGAACGTCAAGTTTGTGAATGCATCTTGACATTTTTATTTTTCCTCAGTGATACTTGTTTGTTCCAAAGCAGCTATTTGTGCTTTCATCTTCTCATTCTCTTTCATGATCTCTTCGAGCTTGTCTCTGCAATCTTTATGTGCCTTTGCCTCGCTCTCAAAGGACCTCCTCAATTTACTATATTTGTCTCCGATGGTTTTCCTTTCATAAACAATGGAATCAAATGAGTTTTTCATGTCAATAAGTAGTTCATGGACATGACCGTAGAGTACGTCAAAGTTGTCCATTATTGGTGTATTATACTTACTACTTTTAAGTGCCAAAATCATTGCGCTTTCGACGGGGCTCGAACCCGTGACTTTTTGCTTAGAAGGCAAACACTCTATCCAACTGAGTTACGAAAGCCAATGACAATACAAAAATTATTTATTAAGCAGATTAGCAACGTGCCTATGGTCGGCAACTTTTTCCTTCGTGCATTGATACAAACATAAGCTCACTACGGATGCTATAAATACGTTCACAATATGCTGATGCATGGTTTATTATGTGATACATATTATTTTATAGAAATGAACGCTGTCTGTCTGTCTGCTTGCATGACGCTTTTATCAAGCTTGTCTGTCTGTTTGACTGACTGACGCTCAAACAGAATTCAAGTTTTTCTATTATAACATTACTATGGATCGTGACCTAGAAACTATTGCGTCTCAAACAAACATAAAGGATTACGAGCTCATCAGAGCCGCCTATATAGATTCAAATAAAGACATAGTTTCTACGATTGTAACCTTGATGAACATAAAGGATGTAACTCCTCCTTCAAAACCAAGAACTATAGTTGATGATATGAGAGATATTCTGTCAGAAAAAGAAGAATTGTTCAAGCTTGCCTACTTAAGGCAAAAACAATAGTATCATCACAAATGAGTTCAAACGTGCTGGAAATCAGAACAGTGCAATCTTCAGCTATGAAGATTCTGATAGAGGCGTTAAAGGAACTGTTGACCGATACGAGTATAGATTTCGATGAGACTGGTATGAAAATTGTGTCTATGGACAACTCTCACGTTGTGCTCGTGCATCTCAAACTGGATGCGAACAAGTTTGAATTCTACAACTGTGTCGGCAAGATTACTATTGGCGTAAACATGTTGAACCTATACAAACTTATTCGAACTATCAATAGCAATGATACGCTAAGTTTGTTTATTGAAGACGGTGATCGTAACCATCTTGGTATCAAGATTGAAAACTCAGAAAAGAACACTAAAACTACATTCAAATTGAACTTGCTTGACCTAGACAATCCGAAGATTTGCATCGATCCAGCAGACTTCAATTCCGTAATTACAATACCATCCATGGATTTTCAGAAGATTTGCAGAGACATGAATAACATCGCAGAGTTTGTGGAAATGAAGAACGTAGGCAGTCAGCTGATCCTAAGTTGCAAGGGAGACTTTTGTAGTCAAGAAACAGTCCTCGCCGATAGCGACACCTACAATTGTGTAAGCAAGAAAGCTGGAAATGAGGAGATCGTGCAAGGCATCTTCAACCTGAAATACTTGGTTCTTTTCACAAAGTGTACCAATCTGTGTAACACGGTTGAGTTATACCTAAAAAATGACTATCCTTTGGTGGTTCAGTATTTGGTCGCGTCGTTGGGCGTTGTCAAGCTTGCTGTTGCACCTACACTCTCAGAGTGAATCATCAGAATTCATACTGGATCGTGATCCCAATTTTACTGCAAAGCTCGTGCAAGTTGCACGACGTATACGATCTTACAAGTTCGTGATATCCTCCGATAAAAGTGTCTCCAACATATACAAACGGAAATGTGTTTTGGTTAGTGGAGGACTTGAGGGCAGCACATTTACTGGCATAGTCTTCGGATTCAGGATTGAGCATCACAACGGTATGTGGAGCGTTTATTTCTTCAAGCAATAGTTTTACTTTGTCGCAATAGACACATCCTGGTTTGCTATAGACAACGATGCTACTCATTTGTTTTATTTTATGAGCTGTCTTTTTAAGTATAAGACAGATATACAAAAATTATTATTATATTCTTTTTAAGTTGTCATTTTCGATGTTATCCCTGTTGGACTTGTAAAGGATGTCACCATAGTAGTTTGGACTAATGTCAAAAAACTCTTTACTTGCGAGTTCAGGTGTTTTTGTCCAAATCTTCACAATACAGAAGTTTTTTTTGGGACTTGTGGAGATGCCATTGACTCCGTCCCACATGTTATCTCTATTTGCACGCAAGATAGATTCTCCCATCACTTTCATACATAAATCGTTCCAAAAATCTCCTAGATACTCTTTCAGAACTTTTATTGATAAAACACCCCCGTCAATGTTCGATGCATCGTCCCAACAAGGGAAAACTCCATCCCGCATGATGAAGAACATCCCTTTGTGAATGTTTCCAGCCCATCCACGAGCATGTGCCCAAAAGTCATGTACGCTGGCAACGTCACCGATTCGAACATAGCTTTGAATCGTCCAATCGGTATTAGACGGGTCATGAAAGTAGACCGTCCACAGATCGTTCAGCAATACATCCTGCGATGTCATTTATAAATGACTTATAATACAATTTTTTCATTTTCCTTATATGCACACAGCGATGTCGAAGGAAGTAAAACATTACAAATAGGATTTTTTGTCAGAATCTGTCGATTGTAGAAATTAGACACAATCTCCAGGATGTCTCTTACAGAAAGACCAAGTTTAGCGAGCAGCAACCCAATCTCTTTGAACTCGGAAGACACATCTTCGATACCATCACAACTAGATGTCAAAAACACCATTGTACGAGAAGTTTGTAATGATTTAAGATCTGAGGACGTTAGCGTCTGTTCCTTGTGCTCTGTCACAAAATGGTATTGCCCGCTATCCAAATAATATTTTGCTACGATTACATCATCTTTGTTGTATTCTGTAACTGAGTGCATCTGCCACAAATCATTATCAAGAATCACATACTTTAAGAACACAAACTCTAGAAAGTGTAGGAAGTTATCATAGTTGTAAACTGTAGTAGCCGTACCTGACTCTATGTTGTACCTAACTACGTGACAAGGATTGTCACCAAATACCTTTCGCTTTAGTTTTGATGTGTATAGGATCGTCAAATCCTTAATACGATCGATGCAATCTTGGATACACCATACGCACCAGAAAAAATGATCACTAAGTGACATCATGTGAGTATGTAAACTTGCTTAAATATTTCTTATATATACTTATAAATGCGAGTGTCCAAACCATTTCTTAAAAAACTTAGCGCTAATCCAGAATCAGTTTTGAAGACTCTCAAAAATGAAGACATTGCAAAAATCATCCAAGAAGCCAATTACCATTATTGCAACACAAGTACTCCGATTTTGACTGACAAAGTGTACGACATTGTATTTGATCATCTAAAGCAAATCGATCCCAACCATCCCGTTCTCAAGCAGGTAGGTTCGTGTGTAGCAGTGCATGACATGCGCAAGGAGAAGCTTCCGTATTATATGGGAAGCCTCGATAAGATCAAAAACAATGATCCTGTTGGATTGGACAAGTTCAAGCAAAAATACCCAGGAAACTATGTCATCAGCGATAAACTCGATGGAAACTCTGCTTTACTAGTTGTAGACGACAATGGAGTAAAGTTGTACACTCGTGGAGATGGTAAAGTAGGACAAAATATAACTGGAATCTTGAACTACATCAAAGGTATTCCTACAAAACTCAAAAACATGGCCGTGCGAGGAGAACTCATTATCAGTCGCGAGGACTTTGAAAAAGTCAAACACAAAGGTGCAAATGCGCGGAACATGGTGGCGGGTGTCATCAATGCTAAGATTCCTGACATGGAGATCTTGCAACTAGTACAATTCATGGCATATGAACAAATTCATCCAGACACATATAGTATTGATCAGCAGCTGAAGAATTTGAAATGCGCCGGATTTCGTACGGTGTATCATCAGATAGTAAGTGATTTTACTGAAAGTAGCTTGTCAGAAATATTGGTGGACCGTAGGAAGAACAGCCCGTTTGAAGTGGACGGGATTGTATTGTTTCATGTTTCCTTGCACAAAAGAAAAACAGGCGACAACCCTGATTACGCATTTGCTTTCAAGAGCCTTCAGACCATGGAGAAAGTAGATGTAATTGTAAGTGAAGTTGAGTGGAACATAACAAAAGATGGTTACATGATACCCGTTATCAAGTTTCCGCCAGTGCCATTGAACGGTGTGACTATACAGAGATCTCATGGTTTCAATGGCAAATACATAAAAGACAACAAAATCGGTCCTGGATCACGTCTTACTATAATGCGCAGTGGTGATGTAATCCCATATGTATCAGAGGTGCTTTCGCCGGCTACATCTGGTTCTGGTCAAATGCCAGATATTACATACGGATGGTCTGCATCTGGTGTAGACATCGTTGCAAAGGGTGATGAAGCTATTTCTCAAACAAAGTTAAAGTCTCTAGAATACTTTTTCGATAAAATAGACGTAAAAGGTGTAAGCGCAGGTAACATCAAAAAACTATTTGACTCTGGATTAACAAGTGTCAAAGCTATTTTCGAAGCTTCTATCGATGATTTGAAGAGAGTTGAAGGTTTCAAAGAGAAGATGGCACAAAAAGTGTTTGATGCTCTAAAAGAAAGATATGTCACACTTGAAAACAACTGTGTGCTGTTAATGGATGCTTCAAACATGCTAGGGCGGGGCATGGGATCTAAAAAGATCGAGCTGATAGTGAACAGTTTTCCAAACATCCTGTCTGAAAGGTATATTCCGACTATAGGTGAGTTGACAAATATCAAAGGGATAGAAAAGAAATCAGCGTCTCAATTCATCGATAACTTACCAGCATGCTTCAAGTTTTTGGATGAGAATGGTTTTGTTTGCAAAAGTAAATCCAAAGAGAAATCTGCTGATAAGTCTTTAGCAGGGATGAATGTAGTGTTTACAGGTATTCGCAACAAAGAAATCGAGCAATTTATTGTTAGCAATGGAGGAAAAGTATCGTCATCTGTATCTAAAAATACGACTCTTGTAATTGCAAAGGATCCTTCGGCGACATCCGGAAGTATTACAAAGGCAACAGATCTAGGCATCAATGTCATAAGTGTAGGTGACTTCCAGAAGAAATATATGAATATATTATAAATGTCTATTCTAAGGTCACCCCCAGTATTTTTCCTTGTTGTAATAGGACTAGTATTCGTGGCTATGTATGTATTAGGTGCAAGTCGCGAAAAGTTTGATGATCTTGTTCCAGGAGATAAGCTAACAGTGCTACAAGGAGTCCAAGTTCCTGACAAACTACCTAATGCCCCTATTGTATTCGACCAAGGCGATCCTTCGGCTCCAACGGTAGATGGATCTCGTTTCACTCCTAAATCGTTGTTTATGATGACATACAATGACGCTCGCCCAGAATGTTGCGATTATAGCCCATATAGCACAAGTACCGGTTGTGTATGTCTTACCAAAGACCAAATAAACTTTGTCGCGACGAGAGGATCTAACAACAAGGGAGATAGGTGTAGTGGTGGTCCGTCAGACATTTAAAAATTGATCTAATATAATATTTGTTGAACATAATGGTAACAACTCGATCACAAAGTGCTCAAAATCAAGCGTACCTGATTGTTCCGATAAAAGTAGAGGACCAAGAAGAAGACCAATATGATTACAGCGACGAAAGCGAGTATAGTAGTTCAGAATACGAGACTGATGAAGAAGAGATTACGTACAAACGTCCAAATTCAACGTCGAGAAAAGCTGAAGACAAAAACAAGAAATTGAAGATGTATTATCAAGGAGAAGACATCGAGTATTACAACAAATTGAGTGCAAAAAACCGCAAGACCGTCGATGCAGTAGAGCAAAAGATAGCAGATGTCAACAAAGATGACATACCACTACGTTTTAGGGTACTGGAATCTGATATGGATATCGGACTCAAAAGCATCACTATCAACAAGTTGAATCAGCTCTGTATGATGGAACCTGGAAACGAAGAATACCACAAGTTGAGGAATTGGGTGGAGAATGTATGCAAATTGCCAATTGGCAAGTACAAATCACTACCAGTTACTGCAAATGACGACGTCTCAAAGATATCGGCATTTCTTGACAACATCAAACAACATTTGGATACAGCTGTATATGGTCACACATCTGTCAAAGACAACATTGTACGCCTATTGGCCAAGTGGATCGCAAACAATGATAGTAAAGGATTGGTGATTGGTCTGGAAGGGCATCCTGGTTGTGGTAAGACGAGTATTGCTATGGAGATTTGCCATGCCCTCGGACTCCCGTTTGGTTTCATATCGCTAGCAGGTATTTCATATAGCGAAATTCTAAAAGGGTTTCAATATACATATCAAGGATCTACTTGGGGATCGTTGGCAGACATTCTGATGAAGTCACAATGCATGAATCCTATATTGTTCTTTGATGAACTGGACAAGGTTAGCTCAACCCGACCTGGCGAAGAGATTGTCAACACCTTGATTCATCTAACCGATCATTCTCAGAATCACAAGTTTTCGGACAGATATTTTGCAGACATAGATCTAGATATGTCAAAGTGCTTGATGATCTTTTCGTACAACGACGAGTCTTTGATTAATCCAATCCTTAAAGATCGCATGGTGAAGATCAAGACAGAGGGTTATAGCGTAAAGGACAAGGTGAAGATTGCAAAGGATTTCATGCTTCCAAAATTGATGAAGGAGTTTGCGTTTGCACAAACAGATATTATCATCCCAGACGATGTTGTATCTCATATCATCTCTTTGATAGATGAAGAGCAAGGTGTCAGGAACCTCAAGCGTGCTCTCGAAGATATACTTAGCCGTGTCAATTTAGATAGGTTGCTCAACAAAAACAAAACATTTCCTTTCGTGGTGACTGAAGAAATTGTGAGTTCGTACATCACTAAACCTAAACCACCAGCGTTTCTTTCGAATATGATGTACATGTAAAAAAAACTTATTTTTGTATTGGCAATTGAAACGTGATTGTATTTTGGACCTTTCACCTGCTTGCTGATGGAATCCGCATTCTATCATGAATTTGTAAACCATCAAAATTTGAACATATATTAAAGTCTATATCAACTTGACAACATGGACAAAATTCAAACTACAAACGCGACTGGTAACGCTTACCAAATGGAGTCTCGTGGAACAAAGATGGTAGCTGTTTACAACTCTCAAATAATAGAGGGTGATGAATGGTGGAACGTTATTCAAGCCGTCGACCCGACATACGATGTATCAAGGTCGTATCCATTGAATCGTACATTGTTCTTCAAGTTCCCATGTGGGACGTATGGCATTGCTGCTTTAGATGTCTTGATGAATGTGGCTAATCTTATTTTGACTGGACCATTTGAATCTATCATGCAAATCATGTCTAGAGACTACTTAGTTGAAACAATCAAGACAATGAATATCACAACGCAAGTAGCAAACAATATTGGGTTCATTATGACTGCATATGGGCTCCCTGTTTTGAACCTTCCCATGACAGGCAACATTGTGGAAACATCACTGGGTCGCAAGGTACCTGCGGAACGCGGATACAAGACTGAATACAAGTTTGTCTTCAAAGAGGACTGGAAACTTCGTACTTATACGATAAGTCAATGCTTTCCAATGAGGTCTTCGGCTAATCTTTTCGGAGGGTTTTGAATGCGTTTTTTTATTTTACAAACAAAATTTGAACACACATATATAAAGACGAGCTACTCATTATATTCATAATTTCCTGCCCATAAGGTAAAATGTCCATCTACAAGGAACTCTCATACAATCGCGATATCGATGTTGTCAAAGGTATTAGGTTCTGTATCTTGAGTCCAGATGAGATTACCCGCATGAGCGTGGCGGAAATTACAAAGACAGATACTTATATTGCCAACGAACCAGTCATCAATGGCCTGTACGATCCTCGAATGGGTGTTCTAGATCACAACAAGGTATGTCAGACATGCCAACAAAAAAACACATTTTGCCCAGGTCATTTTGGACACATCAAGCTCGTCAAGCCAGTGTTTTATTTTCAATTCTTTGACATGGTCAAGAAAATCCTGAAGTGTGTTTGCTTCAAATGTTCGCACATCTTGGTACCCGTTGATAGCGATGAAGTGAAGGCTGTACTGAACAAGAAGTACTCGCGTCAAAAGAGATGGGAGATCATGTACAAGATGTGTTCAAAAGCAAAAAAGTGTCCGTGTTGCGGTGCTAAACAACCAGACAAGATTACTAGGGAACCCATCATCAAGGTGGTGATGGAGTGGAAAGATGCTGAAGATCCTGCGTTGAAGAAAGTGGTATTTACCGGTGAAGACGTACACACTATTCTGAAACGTATCAGTGACAAAGAGTGCGATGCTCTAGGATTTGCACCAAAGTTCAGTCGACCAGAATGGATGATTTGCACAGTTCTTCCGTTCCCTCCTCCCGCTGTTCGCCCTTCTGTTAAAGCTGATACAGGCCAACGCAGCGAGGATGATTTAACACACAAGCTTTGTGATATTGTAAAGGCAAACAAGTTATTGCAAGCACGTGTCGACAAAGGTGTGTCAAAGGAACAGATTGACATCGCTACACAAGTTCTGCAATACCATGTGGCAACTTTTATCGACAATCAAATTCCTGGAATCAATCCTGCGCAACAAAGAACTGGCAGGCTAATCAAATCTTTGTCAGAGAGGCTCAAAGGCAAAGAAGGTCGTATTCGTGGAAATCTGATGGGCAAGCGCGTTGATTTTAGTGCGCGTTCGGTAATCACACCAGATCCCAACATTTCTATCGATGAACTAGGTGTACCCGTTAAGATTGCTATGAATCTTACCTTCCCAGAAACAGTGAATCGTTACAACAAAGAAAAGCTGACCGAGCTTGTTAGAAACGGCCCTGATGTATATCCTGGTGCCAAGTTCATTCGCAAGCCATCCGCTAACAACAGAACATTTCGATTGAAAACAATTGATAGGAGCACCATCACATTGGAGACTGGAGACATTGTCGAAAGACATTTGATGGATGGAGACTACGTGCTTTTCAATAGGCAACCTTCTCTGCATCGTCATTCTATGCTGGCGCATCGTGTTCGCGTAGTTCCATACAATACATTCAGGCTAAATCTTTGTGTCTGCAAGTGCTACAACGCAGATATGGATGGTGATGAGATGAACATGCACGTCCCCCAATCATTGATTTCTGCGAATGAGTTGCGAGAGATTGCGTCTGTACCCAAACAGATTATGAGTCCTCGTGAATGCAAACCTATCATTTCGATTGTGCAGGACACAGCTCTTGGCGTCTATAGGATGACAAAATCACACGTTTACATGGATGACAAGTCATTCTTCAATCTTATGGCGCGCAACACAAGGTTCTTCGGAGAACTTCCTCCACCTGCAAAGGTAGTGAATGGAGTTAGAATGTGGAGTGGACGTCAAGCTTTATCGTCAATTATTCCCAAAAATATAAACATCAAGAGTCCTAACAAATCTGGACTTGATGACAATAACGACGACAAAGAGAACTTTGTAGTTATCGAAAATGGTGAGATTTTGCAAGGGCGTGTAGATACAGGTATTTACCAGAATCGCACCAAAGGTCTTATCCATTCCATCTTCAGTGAGTGTGGACCTGAGGAAACTAGGCAGTTTTTCGACAATACACAGACGATGGTTTGCGATTATCTCGTCAAGGCTGGTTTCAGCGTCGGAATCAGCGATCTTATTGTTGATGAGGACACAAAGGCAAACCTCAAGCAAGTGTTGCACAACATGAAGGTCAAGGTGTATGACGTCATTCGTGATGTGCACACCGGACGTTTTGAGAACAAGTCCATAGAGAACAACAATGATTACTTTGAGCAGCAGATTAATCAGTTACTAAATCAGGCAAACACAGGTGCTGGCAAGCTTGGAATGTCCAAGATCGATGACAATGCCAACAGGATGATTAACATGGTAAAGTCTGGCTCAAAAGGTAACGTCATTAATGTGGCACAGATGCTTGCTTGCCTTGGGCAACAAAACGTAGATGGTAAGCGTATTGTTTATGGATTTGACAGTCGCACATTGCCTCATTACAACAAATACGATGATGGTCCTGAAGCTCGTGGGTTTGTGGAAAGCTCATTCGTCAAGGGCTTGACACCTCAAGAGTTCTTCTTTCATGCGATGGGTGGACGTGAAGGTTTGATTGACACAGCAGTCAAGACGAGCGCAACAGGATATTTGCAGCGCAAGTTGGTGAAGGCTATGGAGGATTGCAAGGTCGCGCACGATCACACTGTGCGCAATGCATCTGGATCTATCGTACAGTTCCTATATGGAGAAGATGGTATGGACCCTACCAAGATCGAAGCGCAACCTTTGATCTACATCGATATGGATTACGACACTTTGTCAAAAGAATACTTGATAACCGAAGAAGATGACATGTCATACATCCTTGACGATACCACCATCAATGTTATGAGGTCAACTAAGAACTGGGCTGGACGACTGAAACGTCATTTCGAACAGGTCCTACAAGACAGGGAGTTCGTTATTGAAAAGATTTTCAAAGGCAAGAGAGAGAAGTCTATCATGTACCCTGTGAGTTTCATGCGTATTATCAATACAGCCACAGCTATATTTGGCAAGAAGGGCAAGAATGTAATGAGTGACCTAAACCCTATGTATGTGCTCGATACGATTGATAACTTGTGCGAGGAGCTGAGGGTTGGTCGCCTCAGCAAAGGCAACAAGTTCATACAGATCCTCTTGCGCTGCTATTTGTCACCCAAACAAATGTTGCGCCACAAGATCGATAGTATCGTGTTTGATTATATTGTTAAACAAGTACGCGCCAAGTTCTTTGACAGCATCAACGACGCTTCTGAGATGGTCGGTGTATGTGCTGCTCAATCTATTGGAGAACCTGCTACTCAGTTGGTCTTGAACTCAGTGCATTATGACACAGACATGCTCTTCAGTATCAATGGAAAACTTGTGAAGACAACTATTGGTGATTACATCGATAATCACATCAACACCTGTGCTAAGGACCTAGTAGAGGATCATCCCAATCAGACAAAGCTGGCATGGATCGATAAAGATCAGGATGTGAAGGTATTGTCTTGTGACAAGAGTGGGCGTGTCGCCTGGCAAAAAGTCGAAGCTGTTACGCGTCATCCTGTCATCAACAAGGATGGAACAAACACACTTCTTAAGATTACGACGCAAAGCGGTCGTGATGTGATCTGTACAAAAGCAAAGTCGCTCTTGATGAAAGTCAAGAATGAAGTTATCCCTGTAGATGGTGAAAACCTCAAGGTGGGCGACTTGGTGCCGGTAAGTCGCATTCTCCCTCTTGACCACATGGAAAAGGTCACACACCTAGACGTTTCAGACTTTCTTCCAAAAACAGAGTGGATATTCATGAGTGAGGTAGATAAAGCCAACCAATGCATGCGTATGAATGAAAATTGGTGGTCACAGCACAATAAGAAGACCTTTACACTTCCTTACTCACGATCCGATGTATTCAGAAAGGCTTCATCCGTGCTTCTGGAAAAATGCAAGAAAGGATGTGTTTATCCCAGAGTGACCGGGAAAACTACTACACATCTACCGGAACGCATCGTCATGGATGAAGAGTTTGGATTTGTAGTCGGGGCTTACCTCGCGGAAGGTTGTGTGACTGACAACGCAATGATAATTGCAAACGTCGATAAGACATACCGTGACAAGATATCATCTTGGTGTGACAAGTATGGTGCTAATTACCACACCATCACTCGCCATATCAATAATGGGGTTTCTATCTGCTTGCGTGTTACTTCCACTGTCATCTCCAAGCTTATGCGCGCTATGTGCGGTCATCTTGCTCATAACAAGCGTATTCCTGCAGTAATGCTCAATGCTAACGACGAGTTCATCAAGGGATTGATGGATGGGTATTACTCTGGTGATGGATGTGTTGCAAAGCGCGATTGTGCCATCCAAACAACATCTACATCCAAATCAATGCTTGAAGACATTCGACAGCTACTGTTGCGCTACAACATCAACTCTGTCTTGCGCCCCCACAAACACACGGAAGCAACTTATCAAAAGTACAAGAATGTGCACGAGTGCTGGGATCTCCACGTCTCTTCAGGAAACATTTCAACGTTTATCCAGACATTCAAGCTGACAAATACAAACAAACAAGAGCGACTGGATAGATGCACTAACAGATTCATGTTCAACAACAATAGATGTGACGTAATTCCCGTCACTACCCAGCAATTTGGTGATATAGTAATCCATCGCGACAAGTTGGACGATTACGTTGCATCATGTCCCAACGATGCTGACAAACAAATATTACTACAAGCTAAGTCAGAGACTGTGATCTACGACAAGATTATTTCGATTGAAGAGATTCCAAATGACAAGCCATGGGTGTATGACCTTACAGTAGAGAACACACGAACATTCAATGCCTACAACGGAATCTGTTGTGACGATACATTCCACAGCAGCGGCGTGTCATCGGCATCAAAAGTCGTACGCGGTGTTCCTCGCATTGAAGAACTCTTGTCAGTATCTCGCAATCAAAAGTCCCCATCTCTGAATGTCTACTTGGATCCTTCCATCAACCAAGACAAGTTGAAGGTCAAGGAGGTTATGAACACTATTCAGACGACATTGTTTGGAGATATTGTGAAGTCTTCAAAGATATATTTCGATCCAAACGATTTCAACACTACTATCGAATCAGACAAGGACTTCGTTAACAGTTACAAGGACTTCTTAGGAAAGAATCTTCTCACCACACAACCTACGAGCCCTTGGCTGCTTCGATTCGAACTAGACAAGGACAAGATGCTAGACTATAACATCAACATGATGGATATCCATCTTGTGTTGCAAGGTCAATATGATGAAAATGTTAGTGTCATGTTCAGCGATGACAATGCTAATCAACTAGTCATGCGCTTCAAGCTTGCATCGGCTATGGACAATGCAAAAGGTAAAAAGAAAGCAGCGACAGAAGACGAAGAAGTTCCTGAGCGTGATTACATTACAGAGCTCAAAGCCTTAGAAAAAAGTATGATGGAGTCTTTGATCATCAAAGGTTACAAGAAGATTGCCAAAGCAGCGATGGACAAGGTCGAGTCCATGAACTACAACAAGTCGACCATGACCTTTGAGAAGAGCTACGAATGGGTCATTAACACAGCCGGCACTAATCTATTAGAGCTACTAGGCCATCCAAATATTGATCCATATAGAACTATCTCAAACGACATCATTGAGATTTACGAGATCTTCGGTATTGAGGCTGCCCGCGAAGCTTTGTACAATGAGATCAACAGCGTTATTTCAGATGGTAACTTGTATATCAACTATCGTCATATTGCACTACTCGTAGACACCATGACCAATCGAGGATATCTGTTGGCCATTAACAGGCACGGCATCAATCGTGTTGATGTTGGTCCTTTGGCCAAGTGTTCGTTTGAGGAAGTAACAGACATGATTACGAAAGCAGGTGTGTTTGCTGAGATAGATCGTGTAACAGGTATATCGGCGAATGTTATGCTTGGTCAGATCCCACCATGCGGAACAGGCGATTCACAGATTCTAATCGATGAAGACAAGTTGATGTTGCTAGCGCAGGATGATTTTGTCGAAACCCAAGAGGTTTCATCCGATTCAGAGATTTGCACGTTAGAAAACTTGACCTTCGACTTCACAATGCCTCAACCCAATGCTATGGACATCATTACACCAAAAATAAAGATTGTATAATTAAATAATGAAATTAGAGTTTTTTCGGGTTGCTCCTGTCATTATATTATTTGTTTCTGCAGCCGCAGCATTAGCTTTCCAGAGTCTACCTTGGACAGTGATGTTTGTTGGTTTATTACTAAATGGTTTGATATGGGTATTAGTCAACCCTATTATCAAGAAGCACTATCCAGAGTTATCTAAACGTCCTCAAAAGTCACAGTGCTATTTCTTTTATCAAAAGAATCTGACAGATGCAGGTGGTATGCCTAGTGGACATTGCCAATCTGCAGCATTTTTCTCTATGTTCTTGATTCTCATGGCTATCAACAGTGGTGCTTCTATGCCAGTGATAATCAGCACAATTTTGTTTGGCGCTTGGTTTACTATTGGTATGATGATCTCACGTGTACATTATTACAGATGCCATACAACACTTCAAGCAACTGTTGGTTCATTGGTTGGTATTCTGACAGCTGTATTCATGAATGTTTTTTTGTAACAACAAGGTGTTAGTATGGTTGCATTGATATGATGCTTTCTTGTAAGACAACGAAAGACAGTAATCAATAAACCATTTGTCACTAAAAGAAACTTCTATTATAATGTCATTGTATCCTTGCAATACCATCAAGTGTTCAGCATACGTCATCATGCTGCGCAGCAGACCATGAATATTGCAGAAAACATCAACACATATGTGCGCAATATAGGGGTGGTTGTTTTTATCAAGGTGCTTTATAACAAATGTTCCTATCACGCGTTCGTCAACGCAAGCAACATACAAATTGCCTAAAAGCATTTCCTTTAGAAACACTCGTTTATTTATAGGAAAAATCAGACTATTATAAGCTTGAACATACTTGTTTACTATAACACAAGCCGAGTCTACCTCTTCTGTAGTTCGCGCCCGGCGAATTGACATTCCTTTTTAACTTCTACATCCTGATTATGTTGTGGTTGGCTTAAATTAAGCTATGAAGAATGCTTGATTGTTAAATTAAGCTATCAGTATCCTGGAGCAAACTGATGTAAATAAAAATTAACTAAACATATAATCAGTGATACTAGTCTTTGTGGTCTTAATGTTATAATCTGATGAAGATAACCCCCTAAACGCTACCTCTGCTTTCTTCATATCCATTGTCATGTATAATGGCCAAAGGTACACAGAACTGATACCTGACATGGCAGTTATCCATAACTTGTCGATCAACAATACTGGAACCATCTTGTCCACTTTGTCGTAATTCGCATCATACTTGACATGTAGTTTAGCGTCCCACATTTCAACAGTCTTCCTGATAATGCCATAACTCCCTGTAGCTACGGCATATGTTACAAGTCTCTTGTCTTTTGCAGTAAGACCGGAATACCATTGTCTAAACATTTAAATATGCATTAATGGTGTGTCCTTAAGTGAATATCTTGTGATTGTAAATTAAGCTGTAAACATGCTTGCCACATATTTTATTATGCTGCTTATTGCAGGGCTACCTGTTGTGTTTTTTTGGCACGTCAATGGAGACTCTATGAAATTGGAGAGGTTTTTTTACTCTCATAACAAACAATATTATTATGCATTGCAAGGGTCTGTATTTTTCTTGTTGTTGACAGCAAGTATTTATTCGCGTTTGTTTGTTATGGAAATGTTCGAAAGGTTCTCATTTGTTAAATACATGCGCGAGGTAGTCCAAAGAGGAAAATTATAGTAGTAAAAGCTTTTATTTTTGATTTTTTGTCATATGGCTTTTACTTTCTAAATGCTTTCATTTTACGGCGCATGAGAAGCTGAGCGCTTCTTCGAAAAAGCTTTGGAAGTAACAGTCTTTGTCTTATCACGCTTGACGGAACGTGGCTTCAGCTTGTGAAGCTTACTTGCCTTGTTGCATCGGATAGCTTGGGCAGGAGTCATAATGTTTTTGATAGTCTTTCTTGGCTTCACAGTAACATAGTAGTCATCTTCACAATCTTCAACGTCCTCATCAAACCTGGCGACCAAATCTGCGATAGATGGATCCATGATTGAGCGATTTGAATACGACAGTGATTAAGTAATGTTGAATTCAAATTTTCATATCGATAGCATGAATGTTTCAAAAAATATTTTGCTCAAGTCACAAGAGGGAAATAATAACTCAATAAAGAAAATGGAAACGCCTTCTGTGCTGTTTCTAATCATAGAGTATTTCAAGAAACATCCATTACAAATCATTCCTTACATAGTTTTTGTTTTGCTTTATCCTATATCAGACGTTTTGTTACCCCATTTTTACGGCAAGACTATGGATGCTATCAAAGCACACAAACCACTTATGAAATATATGTGGACGATTGTTGCTGTAATGACTTTCATACAACTGTCAAAACTAGCATATGATAAACTGGACAGCTATATTTTTCCAAAGCTGAAGACGTTCATCATGACGCGAATGTTCGAAAGAATTCTCCAAAGATATGAGAATGACTTCCAAGAACTGAAGACAGGAGATATTATAAGTCGTTTTGCTCGCACCCCAGAAATTATCGCTCGTTTATTTCATCGCACAATTACTCGAATATTACCGTTTCTTCTAACTCTGATATTTTCAGTGGTTTATTTCACATTGTTTGACAAAGTAATAGCTGTTTGTTTCTTGCTAGTCATGACTGTTGTTTTGTACATAGCATACAGAGGTGTTAGCAAATGTCATTGCTTTGCCAAGACCCTTGATAAATCCTTCAACAGCTTTCAAGAGGAAGTCGATGATGCGTTGAGAAACCTATACAGCATATACGGCTCAAGACAACAACAATCAGAAGTTGATAGAATAACGGATGTTTCCAAACCGTTCTTGGAAGGCCACAAAGAAACTATGCAATGCACGATTAATATGAGGTCATACTCATTACCGTTCATATTCCTGTTTCTATGTTTCTTTCTTGTTCGTTCTTCTATCAAGGTTCGTAGTGGTCAGATATCACCAGGTCTGTTTATAACGTTTTTCGTTATTATATTGTACAATGTCGGGAACTTGTTCATATTCAATGACAGTATTCGCGACATAGTAACAGACTGGGGAGCGTTAGAGTGTATATCAGAGCTGCTCAGGACTAAACAAACCCTTTTACAAATGTCTATTACCAAATCTACGCGGTCTTCTGGTATCGAGCTGAAAGATGTTACATTCACATATCCTGGTTCGACTTCCCCTACACTGAAAGATTACAACCTGATAGTTGACAAAGGCGAGAAGGTTGCGATCGTCGGAGAGATTGGGGCAGGAAAGTCAACCATTCTAAAGTTGTTGATGAAGTATTTGAATCCAGATTCTGGAGATATATTTATCGATTCTAAAAATTACAACGATATCACATTAGCAGAACTAAGAACAAAGGTCGGGTACATCCCACAACAACCTACTCTTTTCAATAGGTCTGTTTACGAAAACATAACATACGGAATCACTCCTCGGCCGGCAAAGGAGGATGTCGAACAAGTTCTTCGTACTTTGAATGTTTGGGATGAATTCGAAAAACTACAAGATGGTCTAGATACCAATATAGGGAAGAATGGCTCTAAAGTTTCTGGCGGGCAAAAACAGCTAATCTGGTGCTTGCGTGTGTTGTTCTCATCTCCAGAGTATCTGATCATGGACGAACCTACGTCTTCTGTGAACGAAGACATCAAAACAAAGTTGAGGAACATCATAAACAAAGTAATGGCTGGTAAAACTGTTATTATGGTAACTCATGACAAGTACTTGATGCAATATGCTGATAGGATCATTAAGCTCTGATATTATATAAATAATGTCATACAAGTTCTTTGATGACATTGTTTGCATCAGCCTAGACAACAGAACAGACAGACGTACTGATGTGTCTCGAGTATTCAACACGCTATCTATACCTGTAAGGTTTCATATCGTAAAGAAAGACCCCAGAGGTGGCCGTTGGGGATGTTTCCAATCCCATATTGATGTAATCAAGAATGCATACGATAAAGGATATCAAAACATTCTCATATTTGAAGACGATGTATTTCAAACAAAAGAATACTCCACAAAATCTATCAACAAAGCTATTAATTTTATGAAAACCTTTTCGGGTCAATGGGATACATTCTTTCTTGGCTATTTTCCAACTTCTTTGAAATGGGACAAACAGTTTGTTTTGGCCCCTCATGTCAACAAAGATCCTAATTTGATTCTATTCACACCCTTGGCTACTCATGCGTATTGTATATCACGTTCTGGTATGAAGAAAATTTTAGACGTGTATCCACGGTACATCTCCAGCCAACACTTGGATGTAATGTATAGCAGTTTCATGAATCTTCGCAGTTTTTGTTACGCCCCTACATTGTTTGATCAGCATTTATGCAGTCCACACGATAATGAAGTATTGAATATACAAGAACGGTTCTTCAGGGCAAACCAATGTTGGTTCGAGAAGACTGATTGGTCACACAAGTGGTCCAAGATCACATTCGCAAAAGTACAACTCGTGCTGTATGTAATTTTAATAACTTTAGCAATACATATAAGTTTTAATTGATCTATGTGATCATGTCGTTTCTAAATCTCTCCAGCTTGACTCAACTGTCAAACATGCTTATTGGCATGAATGAGTCTAATGGAGTGCACAAAATGTGGTTGATATTTTTCAGCACAGTATTGACATACTTAGCCCAGTACGTGCTAGAGCATCAGCACACGGTTTCTCATGCACTCAAGAATCTTAGAAGTGCGTTTTTTATGTACTTTGCCAAGAAAATCTGCTTGCAGATGGTGTTGTGCGAGACAGATAATACATGTTATGTCCAATCATCTGATAACGTAAGAGCAGTCATATACCATATCGAAAAGAACATGAAGCACCTCCGCGACATCTCAAATGTACGAGAGATGTTTACTTCGACATTCTATACATATGGCAAGAGTGACTCTAGCAAAGCAATCACACAATTTGTACTGGATCAAGATCGAGTTGTACGTTTGACTGATAACATCTGGTGCTCGATCACTATAGACCGAGAAAAAGCAGATGAGAGTGCAAAGTACTTTGTCAACGTCACGTTGTTGTCGCTATACTCTATCGATGTTGTTCACGCTTTCATCAAACAATGTTTGGATAAATACAAGAAGGATATAGAAAGACGCCTTCATGAACAAAAATACATATTTATGCTGAATTCTTCAAATAAAGGAGAACTCGTTTATACGGAAGTTGAGTTCTCTTCCAACAAGAACTTTGACAACATGTTCTTCACAGGAAAAGAAGACTTTGTCGATCGAGTTAATTACTTCATGCAAAACAAAGACAAATATGACTCCGTAGGAATGCCTTACACTCTTGGAATTCTGTTGTCGGGGCCTCCTGGCACAGGCAAATCTTCATGTATAAAAGGGCTTGCCAACCATATGGACAGACATATTATTATAATAACTCCCAGCTTGGTAACCAACAAGAATGTGCTTGTAGATATCTTCTGTGAACCAAAAATCAATAATAAAACGATACCAATGGACAAGCGCATATATGTTATCGAAGAACTAGATTGTGGTGCATGGGGTAGCATAGTATCCGACAGGGCCTTGATAACAAACAAGGAAGATGGCGATAACAAGAACAATCAGATGATAGAGTTGTTAGCAAGAAAGATTGTGAATACTGAAGATACGGTGAACGTGGCACCTTGTCAAAGCACTTTGACCTTGGCAGACGTTCTTGAAGTTTTGGATGGCCTCATGGAAACACCAGGTAGGGTCATTGTTTTCACCTCAAATCATCCAGAAAAACTCGACAAAGCTCTGTTGCGACCAGGCCGTATCAATATGATGTTTGAGTTTCAAAGATTGGAGAAAAATGACGTCAATAAGATGTACCAGCTTTGGTTTGGCGAGTATCTTCCAAACGATGTTTTGAACAACATGAGAGACATGATGTTTACTCAAGCTGAGATAGGTGAGTTGTTTATCACCAAAGGCAATAACAAAAAGTTGTTGTGGGAAGCGTTGTCAAAGCCGCATTCGTCATAAAGACTCATTTGTCAAGGACGCATTCGTCATAAAGACTCATTCGTCCGTCTTATTGGCGGTGTGTTGGACGTTTACTATCTTTTTTAATACAGGATGCGTATTGATGTACGCATTTGTGAGTTCGTACAATGGCAACATAACAGTTGGAATGTCTTTACGCTTAACATCAATGTAAAGCACTACTCTGCGGCTAGATGTCGGGTTTTCTACGTAATGCAGGAACATATCGTCAAACAACACACCTTCGCAGTTTTTCCAATAATACTTTTGGCCCCCACACACAATAAACGGCCCATCTGGGATCTCTACTCCGAGATGATATCTCAAGTACCCTTTGTAGTATCCGATATGAGGAGGTATGTTTACCCTAGGGTCTAGTATTGAAAACATGGCGTTCTGTATACTCGCATCTGTCAATACACTTTTCATTTCTGGAAAGTTCTTGATGTTCTCAGTGAACACACCTTGTTTTTTCAGTATCAAGGTTCTCCAGCAATGCTTCTCGTTTGGATTAGAGATGATGAAACCGGGAATGTTTTCGTGTATGCATTTACCTAAATTAGACTCTGATGCTTTGAACTCTTTGCGTATCGTTTCGCAAGCATTCTCGATATTTTTAGCAGCTGGGAAGTATCTGTACTTGAGTTCATCAGGGATAAAAGGACCGTTGTGTAGTACCATCGACAACATTGCGTTCATCACCATTAAGAATGGATATACACACAGATACGTGAATACCAATACCAACGAGATTGCCAGTAGTCTTGTCCACAGTTTCCATGGCATTTTACTAATGTACACGATCAAGGCAATCATCAACGCGTCAAATGTGAACCAACTTATGTAGGACAGTTTAATGCTGTTATTCAAATGCTGATGGAGTATGCCAATACGTGTGTTTCCATAATTGATACTGAATGCAGCTGCTAACAATACTGGAACAACCTCAAGAGATGCAATGATGCACGCAATGACTAATAAAAATGTTTTAATCATTTATTCTTCTTGTATGTAATTTTGTATTGTGTACCTAGACGAATAATTATCACAAATGTAAGGATGAAAGGCATCAATGAGAGAGTGTAATTTATTGAGTTTGCTGGCAACTTGAAGTATTTCTCAATTTGATCAATTGCGTAACTCTTTTCGATACCTGACTCGTTATATATACTTTCGCCTGCCAACTTGTTTTCTACTGATAAAATGACGCAGTTTCCAAGGAGATACCATTGCGTAACTATTAGAACATTCAAAAATATCAGTAGTAACAACCAAAATGGACTGACAAACACGAAGGCTCCTATGACTTGAAACAAGAACCAACACAAATGAAGAAAGTATAACAGATATACGAGCATTATTAATGTAATTTCACAAAATTATATCTATAGTATAGTTTCAACAACACAATTGTCGATCCTACCAGAGGCACTAAGCTTAAAATATAGTACAATGTGTTTTGTGAAATATGAAGCGTTTTTTCAGTAACATCTACTATGAAGCTCTTAGACTTGTTTGTTCCTCCGTAAACGTTTTGAGAACTTCCCGATAATGATTCTTCTAATGGTGTTAAGATGCACATTCCTGTCAGGTACCATTGAGTAATCAATAATATGTACCAAAACAGTAGCGCAAGCAACACATGAGGTTCGTTAAATATAAGTGGACCTATTATACCAATTATAAATAGCAGCAAATGAATAAAGTATACTAAATAAAGTGCAGTTTTTTGAAGAAACGTTTTAAGGTAGGTACCCGAAGAGTAGGCTTTGTAATTACGATCCTTTGCTAGTTTTGGTGGAAATCCCAAAGCTTCAATAAAGTTGTCCAAGTTCAAGTTACCATTTCCATGTAAAATCACAGGCACTGAATTGGTTTTGTGTACATAAATGCGTTTTCCGTCGAAATGATATAATTTGGTGTTCAATGGCAGTCTATCATTTGCTTCCAGATATATCTTTGCTAGCCCAACAATAGCATTCTCGTTAAAATCTATGTTATAGAACATGCTGCAAGAAGTATCGAGATCGATACATTCACGACACAATCGTTTATGATACTCTGTCAACACTAACTGATCGTTCAAGTTTTTATCGTTACAGTCATAATCCTCACAAATACGTGAAAACAATGCTTGTATTTTGCCAGCTTTGCCTATGAAAACACCAGCACATAGTGCATTATAGAATTTGTCTCGATGTATATCTGCAGGCGTTCCAAAGAACATATGCCCCAAAATGTTTCCATGTGACGCTGAGAAAATGATCTTGTCAGTATGCAGGTCATCATACTTGGATTTCAGTTCTTGTGCGGTTCCTAGTACCAAACAATCATACGCATCTACATAGGAAACTACTTCATCCTTTTGAAGCTTCTTGACGTACTCCAAGACTTCTTTTATTTTCATCATGAAACCGTTCCATGGTTTTCCTAGTCCCAATGTGACTAGGTCGAAACCATTGTTTTTTGCACTCTGATACAGAGCTTGGTAATAACCCGAATCATGAGTTGCTACCGTAACAAGTTTCATTTATATATTTGCAGATTTGTATAATAGGATTCATATTGAAGGTGGACCTAACGGGTAATGCTCCCGTCCTAATCGCTCATAAGACGATTGTGCGAACTTATACACTATAGGTCCCCTTCAAAGAATAAAAATAAGTTGCTAGGATATATTTATATTATCAAAATCTCTTATATGGTTTTTTTCAGACCTCTATTTCTATTTCCCCCTTTGACTTTTTATCAATCATGTCCATAAATTCGGCAGGTATCTCGCTACGTTGAAAGATGATATCGCGCTTGTTCTTAAGTGTGATGACATCAAATCGATCGCGCGAGTTGAAGCGATCAAAGGTGTGTAACAACATTAGGTACTCGGCCTTAGGACTATTATCGACAACAAACACTTTAAATCCATCTGGGTTCTTCAACGTGGTATGCCCTATCGTGATCAAATTGATGTTGCACACCATTGATAACACCTTGGCTTCATAAAAGCTTTGAAAGTAGTTCAGATGATCTAGAGATTCCAAGTAACTGTCCAACGTTCCTACAGCCTTTTCTTTCTTCCATATTGCTACATACGAAGGGTTTGTAGCAAACTCATTCAATGCATTTCTGTTATCTTTCCAGTCTTGCATTATAGATTTTTTGATGTTGCTCTCGAAAACTATCATATCCATGCGGTCTTTAGACAAGACACGGAATATTTGCATCAAAGTATCTCGCATGTATTCATCTACACTCGCAACAACAAAACCCTTCAGTTTCTTTCGGTACTTTACAGGGACGTCTTGATACGAATGTGGTGGTAACTCTATTGTGCGAGTCTCTGTGTTTTCCAGTGAATATGAATGCACCTCCATATTGTACAACATATCGCTGATATGCTTGAATGGATTCTTTTGAAGCTCCCATAACTCGTGAATCTTTCCCATCTTGACGTCTCGATATGATAGTACGTATTCTCCTTTGTTGGTATTAAATCTAGATGTATTGACAGTTAGACGTTGCACGACTTTTTGCGTCACAGACACTATAACATCTTCTGGAATACGAAGACGTAGCTTGTTCAGAAGTCCATTGAGTTTTTTCGCTCTGTATTCCCATGGAATAATATGACCACTGTCCATTACAAACATCAGCTCTTGTTTGATATCACTATTTTGCTCCAAAGCCAAAGCATCTTGTAGCTTCTGACTCATCTGGTGAATGACATCATCATCACCTATAAATATATCTAAGTCATCACTGAATCTATTGAAAGCTTTAGATTTGTTGTCTAGCATCAAAGGTATAAGTGTACTCCCGTAGTTTATCAGCAATCCATTCATTCCCTGAATCCAGTGACTTATCTCGTATCTCGCGTCTTTAGTATAAGATTGGACTGCCTTGAAAATGCCTGAAACTTCTCGCTTTGTCAAGGAACATTTGAATAACGGAACTTCATCGTAATAAACAAAACGGTCCCGTCCATAATCTAAAATGTCGCCTTTATCAAACATGGGAATGTACAAGTTGTTCTTCAACAAAACCCCACACACTTTGAAATCGTAATCAATCACCATGGATCTGACATCATGACCTTGGCTCTCCAAGAACGCCTTAATATTCTTCTTGTTGGACTGATCCTTTGCTTTGCAGTTTGTCACAAAGAACGAGATCAGCTCTTGATTCAATGGGTACACCACATCTTCGATAACTCCTTTCGCTGTTATATTGTCGATCCTTACGACAGGTTCATAGTAGCCATTACGACGCACTAACAAAGCAGCATTGTCGATTCTGTCTACTTGCCGAGATGGGCATAACATATATGTCTTGCCTGTAGCTGGGTCGAACTCTAACACAACAAAATATATCTTTTTGGGGTTCAACCATGGTGCTAAGTTTATAAGATCGATCAGAGTCATATGATCTTTTTCAATAGTGTCGTCGTTCAAAAACTTTATGAAATTCTTGAAAGATCCCCATATCAAGAACTCGCGCAACAATGCTTTTCTACGAGGATTATCAGTGTCCAGTAGCTTTGTAAGATTGTATTTAGACACGTATGATTTCTGAGTTTTCAGCCATTTCAAGAACTCCGCATAAACTGCTTCATCCCTGCTATCGATAGTTTCATCGATGAAAAGTTTCAGCAATCGACCACTTTCTAAACCGATGTATGTTTCAATATCTAGATTCTTTACGATAACATCCTTTACATTCGAGATACCAAGACTAAACCCTACACACGACAAGAAAGATTGCTTGCCGTGAGCAATTCCTCTGCGCAAGAAGCACTTTGCGTTGTTCTTTAATATACCTGTACCATCATGTCGTGATCCGCAGACACTATTTCCCAAACTGTTATGCATGTCTGAAGGAATCAAACCATACCTTCCTACGTCTAGTGGGGAAAATGTCTCGCCCTTAATATACCGTTCATTACCAACAACATCGCCGTCGGCATCAGGTACTACTTCATCTTTATAATTCGACACGCATACTTCTTGACGCTGCTTATTGCGATTGCCAGAGGACGGAGCAGTTTTATAACAACATGGTAGGCACAGCTTGTCAGGATGCGTGTACATGTCTAAGAAGCTAGGATAACGTTTACGTTTTAGCGCTGCTTCACCTACTCCCCAAAAGGAAGTACTTTGAAACAGGACAGGCTCTTCGTCGAAGTTTCCAGGGCATTTGTTACCGGCTGACGTGTATTCATCATAGGTGATTGCAGCTCTACTCTTGGGACACCAAATGCTTGGGCATATATAGTAGTTCTTTTGAGCAAGTTCTTTGGTACTGCCGGTCTTAACATATCCTTCTATAGCACCCGGAGAGATACGGTCTAACTCATTCTTGGTTACAACTACGGGTTGTCTCATTCCTACAGAACCGCATAACGAAGCATAATCTCTACGCTTTTCTGTTTTTGAAACTTTATAGACGAAAAGATTGGGATCTGCGTCATGAAGTTTCTTCAATAGCTCACCTTTGCGTCTTTTAGGCTTTGAATCTTCGATTACAGGCTCAGGTTCGATGATTGGCTCTGCTTCAGCAAACTCGGCTTCTAGTGCCAACAAATCGTCATCGATGTCATCTTCCACAAAATCCGCCGCCTCCTCGTCAACTATTACATCGGCAAACGTCAACCCTTTTTCTCCTGTCAACATAGCATCGTAACTTTTCAAGAACGCAGTGTCCTTTTCCTTGTACTTGTTATGGCTCATTTTAGCGAGTTTTTTCAACAGCCATACAAGGCGATCGTATGTACCAGAATGCTTGACACCTGTGATCATGTATCGCATATCAAGTGTGCTGTTAACTCTCACCTTTATGTTGACAAATGTGTCGTGTTTAGGCTTGAAATAACTCTTATCACCAGTTTGATGAACTAGTTCAACTTCATTTGAAGTATTCCATCTATCAACCTGTTGTTCGGCTTCTGCTTGTGTCAATGTGAATGTTTCGACAATGCGCTTGACAAGCTCTTCCCTACCTGCTCCATAGTTCCTGGATATGAAGTCTTTGATGTTGTCATATTCGGCGTAGTTGTCGACTTTTTTGTACAGCAAGTGAATTACATTCTTATCTGGATTTGGAATGACTTCCAAGTAAGGGTACAACTTGGATTTTACAATGTTTACGAAATTTCCAAACTTAAATTGAAAGTTGTCTGACGTTATCGATCCATACATGACAGTCTTGACTACATAACAGTCGTCATAGCGGTTGTCTAACACATCGTTCGGGATACGTGACATCACATTCCTAGACGCTTTGCTTATTTCATCAATGATCTTTGCATTGATATCGGTAATATATTTTGACACGCTGTCTTTTGTCTCTTTAGATCGCATGGTAAAATTCATCCGCAAATCCATCATTCCATTATCGTGCAGAACTATAGACGCTAATGACTCATTCGCCAATACCATCTTGAACAATATATATTCAGCGTCATTCGCTACACCTACAAGCTTTCTGTAGAGCTCTTTGTCAGACACAAGACGTTCTACAAATGACTCATGAATCTTATAGAACGCATTTGTTTTCAATTTCAACTTGATGAATGGACAAAAACCTGTAACGTGAAGATGTTCAAACACACGCAGCAAGTCAATTTGCCTACTGTTTATGTTGTCTATGTGCACATGCATAAAGTTAAGAAAACCTTGTTCTTTCATGTCGTCTATAGGGACGTTTTGAACAGTTTCTTCGATGGCGATAAGCTCTTTTATTAGTTTTTTGACATCTCCTCCTGACTCTTTTGGGAAAGGGAAAAGATGACTATTTGTTTTAGTAGAACGCGACACCACATACACAACGTTTTTGTATATGTCATAGCTTTGTAAAGTCATTGCTAGTTCATTGTTTATGACACCCCCAAGCTGTTCATTTGGGGTGTCGGGTGAGTAAGATACGTACTCTAGATAACCATTGTATACGTAATGAAATCCTAGGGGTTCAATAACTGTCGTGACTTTATCCATTCGCTCCCTTATTATTTCGAGGGCTCTTGGCAGATCTATAACATTGTAATCGTCCTCTAAATCTGATAGCGATTTGCCGAAAAAGTTGTGTGCTGCCTCAGATAACCTAGACATGGGAATACGTTTTTCACCGCGGAAAACGTTCTTGACAAATAGCTGGATTACAACATCTCGTTGCACAGGTGCAATGCGGCGTTTGTAGTAAGCATATAAATCAGTCCACGGAGTTCCTGTCGCGTACGAGATCTTTTTCAAAGCAAGACCTATATTGTCGTCCGATTGTATGATTGTATCGAGATCTTTTCCATTGTATTTGATTGTATACATTCTTCTAATAATATATGAGCATTTATATCACGCTTGATGTAACTTTTATTCCACAATATGGCATAGGATCGGCTGCGTAGTCAATCTTTTTGTATACATCGATCTCAACTGCCTCTTTCAAGATGAACTTAAAATTGTCCCAGAACTCTTTAGTATGTCCGACACTTGCCGTCATTAGGTGAGCAAGTTCGTGATACAGCACATACCGAATCACATTACGATCTGCGAATGTGTTCTGCTTGTCCTTTTGTCGAAGACATAGTACAATTGTTGATTTGTTTACGCTATAACTAGTGTACCCACTTTCAGGGCTTCCTTCCGATATATCTTTGGGGCTGAAGTTGGCGTACAAACGATGCACATCTTCGTTATCGGGATATTTTGCAACTAAGTGTTTGATAAGCGCTGCACAATCATTGCTTAAATTTGCTAGCAAATCGGCTGCTTGTCTACTGTCTGGCAACCTGCGAACAAGGTATGTTTCGTTGTTGATATTGCTCTTAATATACTCAACTTCTCCATAGTATTTCTTCACATAGAAGAACCCGATAAGAACGAGCATAAAGATAACAAAGAAGTCAACAAAGTTCAACATGACTCTACTTTCAACCCTGAAAAAAAATGATCCAGGCTTAAAAACAAGACCATAAACACTATTATCATGATTGGAGATCCACCAGTTAGGAACTCCTGGATGCAGTTCCAGCGGTGTACAACGCTGGACCCCGCGATTTGGAAGGATAATGATATCGTATTTCAAGCAGTATCTTGGTATGTGGCTGATCATGACGATGGCGAACAACAAGATGAATCTTTACCACCAAATGCCGATATGTCTAAATACTTGGTGAAGGTTTTTGGAGTAACCGAAGATGGACTTACTGTATCGGCAAACTTGTTGGATTTTCCACCCTACTTCTTTGTCAAGATACCTCATAATGTGGATGCCACATTTTTGAGCAGACTTAGAGAGTGTCTATTGACAAAAATGCCGTATACGTTGCGCCATACCATCAAGAGTGTGAAGCTGATGAAACGAAAAGATTTTTGGGGATTTCAAAATGGAGAACTAAGAAACTTTGTCAGGTTTACGTTTTCAAATCTTAGTGGTATGAAAGCAGCTGCCAGAGTGTTTGAAAAAGAACTCTATATTAACGGTAGATCAGTCCGATACAAACTATACGAAAACACGATTGAGCCGATGTTACGATTGATGCATACGAGGAATATATCCCCTACAGGATGGATGCGTATACCAAAGGGGTATTTCGAGCAAAACACAGGGATATTGACAACACACTGCCAGATTGATGTAACTTGCTCATGGACGTGTCTACAACCTGTGGACCTCGAGAAGGTAGCACCGATCATGGTGATGTCTTTTGATTTGGAGTGTACCAGCAGTCATGGTGATTTTCCTGTAGCTAAGAAAGATTATAAAAAAGTTGCGAATGACCTGTATTCTTACGTTAAATCCAACAGTCAATACGACATAGCGTCTGAATTAATAGCTCTGTTCGACCCAAGTGTAGAAGGACATCTTCCTTGTGTTTATACCAAAACATCGGTGGATGCAGCGAAAACAGCTCTGCAAATAAAGCAGAATTCCGATTTGATCGACGGAATCATTCACGGCAAGATTGATTTTGACGAAAAGTCTAACAGGTTTGTACCCACAAAACGTGAATTGAAGCGTGACGACATACTTGGCATACTGAACAAGCGATTGATTGGTATTTTGCCAGCTCTCAAAGGTGATCCCATCATACAAATAGGTGTAACGGTACATTGCTATGGGGATCGAGATACAACATACAAACACATCATTACTTTAGGATCTTGTGACGACATTGATGGAGCTACTGTTGACAGATGTGATACAGAAGCAGATATGTTGATGAAATTTAGAGACCTTGTGATAAAACTAGATCCAGATGTAATCACAGGTTACAACATATTTGGTTTCGATTTCAGCTACCTTGTAGGGCGTTCTGAAGAGCTTGGTAATAATATGGCGTTTATGAAGATAGGCCGTCTTTCGAACCACACATGCGAGTACAAGGAGAAGAGCTTGTCATCGTCAGCACTTGGAGAAAACATTCTAAAGTTCATCGACATGGAAGGACGTGTATTGATAGATATCATGAAAGTGGTGCAACGCGATCATAAATTAGACTCTTACAAGCTAGACAACGTCGCCAACCACTTCATGAAAATGAACAAACATGATGTCAGCCCTAACGACATCTTTAGATTGTACAAAGGCAGCGCAAGTGACAGACGTGTCATAGCAGAATATTGTTTACAGGACTGTGCTCTGTGTAATCAGTTGATCATGAAACTTGAGATATTAGCAAATAATATCGGTATGTCTAATGTTTGTAACGTGCCTTTGTCATATATTTTCATGAGAGGACAGGGAATCAAGATCTTCTCTTTGGTTGCCAAACAATGTCGTGAAGAAGAGTTCTGTATTCCTACATTAAAAAGAGTTACAAACGACACAGAAAGTGAAGATGGCTACGAAGGTGCTATCGTGTTGGAACCCAAAACAGATATGTACCTAGAAGATCCTGTGTCTGTGCTAGACTACGCATCACTTTATCCTAGTTCCATGATTAGTGAGAACCTGTCTCACGACTCTCTAGTTATTGACTCAAAATACGATAACCTACCTGGATTCGAGTATACAGATATTACATACGATGTTTTTGAAGGAGTGGGTGATAAGAAAGTCAAAGTAGGGGAGAAAACAAGCAGGTTTGTGCAACTACCTGAAAAAGGTGTATTGCCAAGAATTTTGATGAAGCTTTTGAAAGCACGTAAAGATACGCGCAAGAAAATAGAGTACGAAACGTTAGTACTAGAAGATGGTCGCAAAGTATCGGGTATAGTATCAGAAGACGGTGACAATCTCAAGATATGGCGGATCGACGGAACTACAGACTACGTAGATGCCAAAACAGTCACGAGTCGTTCAAACACATACGATGAGTTCCAAAAGGCAGTGTTAGACGGTCTTCAATTGGCTTACAAAGTCACCGCAAACAGCTTGTATGGTCAGACAGGCGCTCGTACAAGCTCTATTTACATGAAGGAGGTAGCTGCGGCAACTACCGCTACCGGTAGAAAGATGATCATGATGGCTCGCGATTACATGATCGCTAATTACAAAGGTGTGGACATTGTGTACGGCGACACGGATTCTCTGTTCGTCAAGTTTTCGATAAAAAACTCACCAGATGAGGTTCTGACTAAAGAAGAAAAGATAGCGAGAGCGTGGAATATAGGACAACATGCTTCTCAACACTTTAAGAAGACCATCAAAGCTCCTCATGATCTGGAGATGGAGAAAGTAATGTTTCCATTCATCTTGTTGAGCAAGAAACGTTATATTGCCTACAAGTACGAAGGTCCGCACGCCAAACCTAAGCTCAATTCCATGGGTGTTGTCCTGAAGCGCAGAGACAACGCACAGGTGGTCAAGACTATATATGGTGGTGTTATTGACATTATCTTGAACGAGCAAGACGTGAAGAAATCTACGGTGTTCCTCAAAGAGTCTCTCAACACATTGATTCAAGGAAAGTTCCCGATTGAAGAGTTGACAATCACAAAAAGTCTCAAGTCAGAACAATCATACAAGGATCCTGATAAGATCGCTCATGTTGTGTTAGCAAAACGGATGGGTGACCGCGATCCAGGAAACAAGCCTCAAGCTAACGACCGCATACCGTTTGTCTACTTTCAGAAAGAAGCAAAGAGTGGTGAAAAGATTCTTCAAGGAGATCGTATCGAACATCCATTGTATATCAAGCAGAACAAGCTGAAGATAGACTATGAGTTTTACATCACAAATCAGATTATGAATCCATTATTACAGTTGTATGCATTAGTTCTCGATAAAATAGATGGGTACAAAAAGACCCCACAACATTGGGAAGCACTAGAACTTAAGCTCTTGAAAGACAAAGAGGGAGACAAAAAAAAAGTTCGCGAAAAGCTCGATGATCTCAAGGAAGCCGAGGTGAAGCAACTTCTGTTTGATCCAATCTTGGTACAGCTAGCAAATAAAAAGGCGGGCAACCAACCGATCACTCTTTGGTTCAAGCCAAAAACATAAATTTTTTTCATCGCACCCAGCAGGGATCGAACCTACGACCTTGACGTTAACAGCGTCACGCTCTAACCAACTGAGCTATGGGTGCTTATATATGTTCATATACTATGTATTCATATAAAAATAAAATTGAAACAAACGCATCAAATAATATTAAGATGAAGGGAATAATAAATGTTGGTTCGACTTGCTATCTCAACACAGCTATTCAATGTCTGTATAACTGCGACCACTTCAAGTCATTTGTAGAGAACACAGAGCCTTCGCAAAGCGCTCCGCTATTCAACTCTCTGCATGATCTTTTTACAAGCCTAGAAAACTCTACATCCGCTGTGAAGCCCTACAAATTCATTGAGCAAGTCCATAAGTCGTTCGGAAATATAATAGATGTTCGAGAACAAAACGATATAAATGAGTTCTACTCTCTGTTGATTGATAAGTTGAATGCCTGTATATCTCAGCGTAAATCTGTACCGTCACTCGAAGAACTGATTGCAACAGGTGGATACAAACTCAAAACTCCGTATGATCGTATGAAGTTGAAAATCGATAATGCCTGGCTACAGTCTCACTGTCGCGAGTACTCTAAACTATTGAACGTATTATATGGACAGAGCATCTCACAAGTAGAATGTGGGTGCTGTGGTAAGGTTCATCACAACTACGAGGTGTTCACATCGTTATCTTTACATGTACCTAGAGGAGAACAAACGCTCAAACAAGCTCTTAAAGAAAACTTTGGTGATTCTCCGATAAATGAACCAGGTCAAGACAAATGGAAATGCGATAAATGTCATAAGTCCTATCCAAGTGTGCAAACCTCCAAGATCTGGAGGTTACCAAAAACGTTGGTTATCACGATTAAGCGTTTCGACCACAACCTGAAAAAGAACGATTCACTGATTGACATACCGAGACATTTAGATATGACCCCATACACGCTCTCAGAAGAAACACCTACACATTATGATTTGAAAGCTGTAGCTTTCCATATTGGGTCGTTTTATGGTGGCCACTACTTTGCTCTGACCTTGAAGCCAGATAAGGTATATCATATTGATGACGATTTTGTTAGGACTGTCGTAGATGATGAAGACATGAACAACTATCTTAAAACTGGATATGTGTTCTTCTATGAGCGTTAAGTTTTTTTGGTCCAACAAATAAAATGTACGTAGTTACTGCCGTACTTATGTTGTTGTTGGATGCTATATGGATTGGTATTAACAAGCCAATGTACGATGCAATGGTGTCTCGAGTTCAAGGATCTCCGATGAAGATTCGTATTTTCCCTGCTATTGTTGCCTATGTGATAATGTATATCGGTATGGTCATGTTGGTCATTCCTACGATAAAACAAAGTAAAGATCTATCTTTGAAGAATGTCTTTAAGATTGCAGGAGTGTTTGGATTCTCAGTATACGGAATATGGAATGCTACAAACCTAGCATTGTTCAGCAATTTTGACTACAAGGTTGCATTGTTGGATACTATGTGGGGCACCTTTTTGTACACAATCGTTGCGTATATTGTTGTTACTTACTTTAGTTAAGTTAGTTGCTTTAGTTACTTTAGTTACTTACTTTAGTTAAGTTAGTTGCTTTTGTTACTTACTTTAGTTAAGTTAGTTGCTTACTTTAGTTCAAAAAATGCCTGCGGAAACGTCGAGCCATCACGGATGAACCCTCCATTTTGAAATGGATTAGTGATGCTTGGGGTTGAGGGTTGTTGTTGCATCAAGGGTTGCGGTTGACCAACGGGGACTTGTGCTTTGGTAGCTTGCATATTAGCTTGTGTTTGGGCTTGCGCGGCCAAGTTATTTAGAGTTGCAGTTTCAACGTTGCCAGAATTGATTAGGAATTGTAAAACACCTTCCAAAGTAGCTGTTTGGCTTTGTACCAATGCGGCTGCCTGTTGTTTTTGTTTGGCTTCAACCTTTGTCTGAAGGTCCTTCAAGAAAACATTAAAGTTATCGATACTCGTCAGAGCAGCATCATTGTTTACGAGCTGCTCGTTTGTCAATGTACTGACCAGTTCACTTAGCAGTTTGCTATAAACAGCTCTGCGATGAGTCTCTGCGGCCATGTTAATGTTTGTGACATCCGTAACAAACTTGTCCATCAACTTGTACACATGTTCAACATATGCAATTAAGAACACGTACAACTGTGAATACTTGTACTGAAAAAACGTATCCCTCGCTTTAATATCGGTGAACTTTGTGAACAGTGTATCTACACTTTGTTTGATGTCGGTGTTGTTATTGATGACAGGATCGTTCAGCAGTTTGTCCTTAGCGATGGATATGTCTCTTGATACATATGTCTTGATGGCATTGTACAAATTTTGAGATGATTTGAACTCATCCAAGTTACCAATAACTTGATCACGTGGAAGTGTGCTGTACTGCAGCTTGTCGCCTACCAAGTTGTCATTGAACTTCTTTATAAAATCAATGATCGTTTGATTTACGACAATTTGGTTGTTTGGATTCTGTTTGTTGTACTTCGCAATCTCAACCAAAATGCTCTCTGTATTATTCGCGCCAAATTCATGCACAATCTTGTTGAGTGCATCCATGTTATTTGACACATCGACTACTAAAGGTTTATTCTCAGATAATGCAGCACCCACAGGTGACACTGTTCTAGATCCGGCAGCGCCCATTTTAATATATAAAGCTATAAATATTGTTCTGATCACACAAGATGAATGAAATCATCGAAAGATTTACTCTAGAGTTGTTCGACCATCACACTGTTGATTATCGACAGTTTATAAAGGATGGAACAGAAATTAACATGACCGCTATGATGAATCATCCTGTGTTACTTTCGAATGTCAAGTTTGGATTCGTATGGAACAAGATTTTGGGTACTTATCCTACCAAGATGGATTTTCATGAGTTTTTGAGTGCCAATCAGACATGTGATGTTACAGGTATTTGTAGGTTTCTAGGATTGTATATACAAATTATTCCAGTAGACACGAATGCATTAGCACAAGAATTTGTGAAAACAGCTTTTAATACACCCGCGTATATTCGAAATTACGTTTTGCACAAATGGCATTATAGGTTTGATAACTTTCCTCACCCCGATACCATTGACGCATCTCCACTTATTTATGTATTTACCAGACATGTCGTTAATACCAAATGTTCGTTGACATTACCATACTTGATGCCATCTAGAAATATGGATCCTCATGCCACATTCCCATGCAAACCATCTAGTGATAGAGAGGCCAAACAATATCTATGCCACAAAGATCTTCATTTCATAAGAAATATTGCATCTCGTGGAGTAACCGACATATGTATTGACATGGATGAAAATCCAGTAGTATTAACTATTAACACGAATTGGGATTGCTATCCTAAAGTTGCAAAGTTTTCAATTGGAAACATTAACTTGGGTGGTATGCATATTCCAAAGTTACCTGAACTTCCTGATTTTATCCCAGATTTCAACAAACTATATGTGACAAGTTTACTTAAGAAGTCACGTGATCTCATATTCCTCGATTTCGTTGCGAAGTATTTACTGAAAAAACAAAAGCAGTGCGCCAAGTTGGCGTCCGCCCCGAAATTGAAAGACAACGTTTGTATTATCTTGGACAATCGAAAAAATCCGATGACGATTGCATCGTTATACATGGCGGCATGTAATCTAAATCTTAACCTATGGGACATCTTTGTGTTCACGTCTACTGCATCTGAATCCTACTATACAGATCGCGTAGGAAAGTTTTGTAATGTAGTGGCATATGCACCGCTTGATGTTAAGTTTAATATTGATGTATACAACGGTATTCTGATGTCAGCATCTTTTTGGAAAAATCTTGGAGGATACAAGAAAGCTCTGATTATTCAAGACGATGGTGTGTTACTCCGACCAGGTATTGAATCGTTTTTAGAATGGGATTACGTCGGGGCACCTTGGCTGGATTGTAATGAAAATGCGTATATCAAACAAAACGTAAACGCAGAACTTGTTGGCAATGGTGGGTTTTCTTTAAGGAGCGTGAAAGCTATGATAGATGTTTGTGAAAATCATGTAGATTCTAAGAATCATCTTTTTTACCATAATCTCGTTCGTGTTCCCGAAGATGTTTATTTCGTGAAAGCAATGTGTGGGAAGTATAGAATAGCACCCCTAGAAGTGGCGAAGAAGTTCTCCACGGAGCAGGTGATGTGCTATGAATCGATTGGACTTCATAAAGCATGGGCCTACAACACTCCGGAATCGGTTATAGAATACTTTGAAAGGGTTCTAAGTGAAACTAGTTGACACTTCTTCTTCTTAACATACTAGAAGGTGCGGTAGTCTTCTCAACGCTATTGTTCTGTTTTGTCTCATTTCTTTGTTTTAGACTTGACTCGATAGCCTCGAGCCGAGCTAATATATCGCTGATCTTAGCAGTCAATGTTTTCGATGACATTTGTTTATATTGAATATAAATAAAGAGGATGTCATACGCAAAGCAAGTCATAAATTTTCGTCTTTTGCTGTTTGTTCTTATAGCGTCGTTGTTGTCAATCATGACTGTAAACGGAGCCTTTTACGAACGCATATTTCCGGAATCATCTGCAGATTTCACATCTATTGACGTACCTTTTTCAGAGCGTATTGGACCGATCATAAAGTATGTAGGGTTTTACATGTTGTTCACTTACGTATATTTCATTGTCGTTGCTTTCGCAATATTTTTGTATTATGGGTTGAAGTCAACCTCTAAAACAGCTTTCTCAGATGCTTTGTTGGTGGTCAAAAAGATGTTCATAGGTGATAGTCAGACTGGATCTGCACGCAATTTTTATATGTGGTTTTTGGTATCAACGGTGTTTACGTTCATATTCTTCATGTTTTACTGCATGATAAATAAGAGCTTCCTTCAAGAACTTAAGTTTCCTGAGTACTTTGGAAAAGCAGGCGAATATGATGAGTCTAATGAAGTCCCTCAACCCAAGCTGTTTATTGTTTACTACGCGGTATTGTGTATGGCAATTCTATGTTTTGGATTAGTTCTTTCGAGTACTCGAGGTAATGATACCGCGCTGATCATCACGACTTTGATAACTATCATAGTGTTCATGGTTTTGATAGTAGCTACATACGGCTACTTGTTAAAGCGAAACATGCCACTTATGATACTTATGATCGTTCTTTACTGGGCAATAATATACATCGCCGGTACGTTCGTTGTAGCTCAATAAAATGGTTCATAATAATAACAATGTCTCTTGTGAAAGTTTGTGTCCTTACTAAAAACGAATATGATCTTATCGAGGATTTTATATTGTATTATGGATCGTTATTTGGCTTCTGTAATGTTCATATAGTAGACAATGGAAGTACACACCCACATGTACTGAGTGTGTATGAAAAATATAAACCTCTAGGTGTAGACGTGGTCATAGATAAGACACCTTTAAACAACCACGGCGAGATTGTCACCAAACACATTAAGAGACTAAAGTCTGCAGCCAAGTTTGTTGTACCTCTGGACACCGATGAGTTTATGTTTTTCACGGATGGTTCAGAGATCAACAAATCAAAAATGATGCAGTATTTTGAATCGATACCTGAAGATGTATCGATTGTTCGTTTCAAGAACTTTTATGGCTCAAGTCCAGAGCCTACTTCACCTACTTATGTCAATTACAAACACACAAGACCTGCAAGGGACATTACTGGTTTCTACGATCAGAATTGGGACAAGATATTTGTCAGAGCTAGCAAATACATCAGTTCATCAACTGGTAATCACTCTGCCAATGTATCTAGTGGAACAAAGATTGTTTCAGATAAGTTGGGTCTTCTACATTTTCACGAAACTGGGGTGTTTAGGCAGTACGAACGTGCTATCCAGGCCGTTCAAGGGCGCAATCACGTCAATCCAACCGATGATATTGACGTGCAAATCAATGATTGTCTAAGGTACATAGGTGGTGTAGGTGGGCATCATTGTGGTATATACCTTTTCTTCTTGGCACGTATGTTGTTGATTGCTCTCTGGAACTCTAGATTTAATGCTATGCCGTCAAAAGACGATATGATGTGGGTGCATAAACATGCAAACGACCATGACTTGATGGCGAAAGTCGTCGATTACGTTTCCAAAGCAAACCACTCGGCATCTGACTTGAATAGGTCAGAGTTGATATTCAACTTCTGGCCAGAAGTTAGACGCGACTTTATCATCAGCTCTGTGTCTGATTATCTGAAGAATCTGCCGATCTCTTAAACTTGGAAGTAAACTTGCTTAATAATCCTGGTTTCTTTTCTTCTGCGAGTTCATCATCTGACTTCTTGAACTTGGAAGTAAACTTGCTTAATAATCCTGGTTTCTTTTCTTCTGCGAGTTCATTTACGATGTCATCTGACTTCTTAAACTTAGAAGTAAACTTGCTTAATAATCCTGGTTCTTCATCATTTTTGTTGGTCATTATTCCGTCCAAAAATCCAGCAGGTTTCTTGTTGTCATTCTGTAATTGAGTCATAACATCCTCAGACTCGCTCGTTTGAGGCATGACGTGATCTGTCAAGAGACATACAAACAAGTAGATGGTTGTGGTGAAGAACAAAGCCAATACTAACATGAAGAGAAAGTGATTCATGGTTCTATTCACTCTATTGGAGTCTTCTTCTTGCTCTTCCGTGTTCTTTGGTTTGTACATGGTATCTGTGAAAATAAGCGTAAAGAATAACACAAACACCGGGATAAGAACTAGATGAGCCACAGTTGTCATTGGATAGGTGAAAAAGCCTAGGAACAACTTTGCAGCAAACATGACGGTTTCCTTGGCCCCTTCTACAACTCCTTGTGATCCTTTCAACAATTCGATAAGACACCGAATAAACAACATTACTATCATGAAAGCTACAAACAAAACGACGAGCTGTATCGCAACCTTTACGAACAACTTGTATTCAATAAATATCGTATAAAATACTGCTTTGGCTCTTGTCTTGATGGTAGTATCGCTCGAAAGGTCTAAGCTTTTGATGATTGAGAATATGATAAAGATAAGACATGAAATCACTATGATCACCCAAGAAGGAAGCATGGATCTTCTAGTGTATGTGGATGGATTAATTTTATCTTTGCAAAAAATAATAGATGGGTGTTTTATACATTGGGAACAATCCAGACTTCCAAATCAAAGACAAAGATATCATCACAGAGAAGCCATTCCAAGTGTTTATGAAAGATACATATATAGATGCTATTTACGTTGATGACACTAACAATGCAGAATTGTTACATCTGTGCAAAGCACTTTTTCCTAATGCTTCTT